GGATGTCATATATATCGGTAAAACTATCCATGTCTGATTGTCTGCGAACTCCTGAACGTCAACCGGACGTGTCGGTAAAACAAAAACTGTGGAACCTGACGTTAATGGAGTATTAACCTGAAACTGGTTTGCCCCCGTACCGTAACCAGCAAAACTTGTGCAGAATGACGGAGCACGGAGCCCCGCTGTAATCGCCATCGCAGGACGGCCATCGTTATAATCTATCAGTATTCCTTCCGGCATATTTTGTCCTACCATCGCCCAACGACAACGCGCCCGCCACCCGGTAGATTTACCGTGACGCCATTGCCATTTATAACAACCGTGTTGTTTTCACCGTTAAAGGCAAACTGGCCACTGTCAGCGTAAAATTTGCCATGCAATTCAGCATTTCCATTTTTATCAATGCGCCATCCAGTTGAACCCGCAACGAAGTTATTCGACTGGATGTAATTACCAATTTTGGCATTGCTAATGCTGCCATCCTGAATTAACGCATCTCGGATAAATACCTGTCCGTTATAGACGAAAAACGCAGCGGTATAGTTTCCAGGATCACTTCCGGAATAAATGCCGAACTGATCTGCGGCAAAAACCACTGTTGATTTGTATGAGCTACCGTCAGGCTCAATGGACATGCCGAAACCGGTATTGTATTTCACACCGTTCCTGACAATCCCCATATTGAGTGTGTAAGAGGCTTTTGCAGTCCCATCACTATTTACCTCAGCTGTCATCTTCTGGTTAACGGCTGATGTAAGGCTACCTTCAGGGCCAATCTGCGCCTGAACATATGTGGACAGGTCAGCAAGTCCCTGCTCAGCAGTCGCTACCGTGGTTTTCACGACCAGGATATCGGCACGTACCTCACCGTACTGCTGATACTGGTGCTCAACAGTGCCGTGGTTCGCCAGCGAATTTTCCATAACGCCTTCGAGGCTTGTATCAACTCCTTCCTGAACATTTTTAAATGCATCAGAATCCCGAATCTGCTCGTCAATAAGCTCAATCATTCCCGGTATGTCTGCCGATGCCTGTCCAGATGCTTCTACAAAATCTGATGCACCAAATGCGTTTCTGGTTCGCACATACACGTAATATGTTTTATCAGCCTGCAATCCATGTAACGTCCACTGGTTTGATCTGCCAAGGAACTGTGCTTGGTCTTCAATATCAGAAGGGTTGACGATCTGATTTTGTCCTGAGTACCAGAATTCAAACGAAGTGTCTGTCGTTGCCGTGATACGCATGACAGGAACCAGGTCAGCAGAGAAAAGGCCTGGTGTCCAGACAACGCCGGAGGGCGCTGGCGGCGCACCAATAACCATGTTTACCTGCGTCTCCGCCCCTTTCATTCCGTTTTCGTTGCGACCGCGCACGCCGAGAGTGTAACTCCCTGCTTCCAGCCCGTAGAAATCGTAGCGGAACTGGTCTGTTTCATGCTGAGCAACCACCTTGCCTTCATCGTTGTACACGTACAGTTCGAACATCAGTTTTTTGGTGGTGGTCGCTGTCTCCCATGTAGCAGTAACCTGAACAGTCTCAGAGTTGGTGTTGATGATGCGCAGGTTCTCTACATTCGGCACTCGATACCCGTTCATTGTATCGTTGGGAACTTCAAACACGGCACCTTCATCAACAATGGCCTGTTTGTTCGGGTCATGTTGTGAAGCAGTGATGCTGTAGACCGAGTTGTTATCGCTCTCTGCAATGCTAAGGATGCGGAATAGTCTGGTAGAAACGTTACTGGTAGAGATGGCAAATACAGTACCGTCACGAACCCATGCCGGAGTCGTTTTCAGCGTCACCACGTTGCCGTAAATGCTGCCAATCTCGTATTTAACGAACTTCCCGTTGCTACCCATGATTGACATGGTGTCGCCGTCTGATATCAGGGATGAATCAACCGCATCAACGGTAATGCTGTTACCTGCATGCGACATAATGCGGCCACCAAGACGCGCACCAGCATAGTTGTTATCCATGATTTCAACGATATCACCCGGCGTAAAGTGGATAGCATCGCGAGCCATCTGGAAAGACAGTCTGCTGCTTTCCCGTTTCGCCGTTTCAAGAAGCCATTTCCCGGCGCGCCATGCCTGACCGCGAGACGTGCAACCGAATGCTTCAATTGTTGTTTCGTTGTAGTTTCCGCGGGCGATCATCTCATCGTCGGAAACATATTCTTTTACCTGCTCCCAACCGTTATCCGGATCAGTCCATGACACAACAACGGCATTGTATTTCTCTGAACGCTTCACGGAGCTACGCTTGAAATCGCCATCAACCACGTTAGCATTCGTGATTGTCGCAATCGGGTCCTGTGGCGCATCCAGCATGACAGACAGTCGCATCCCGTCCCACAGCGCTATACCCCGAAACATGCTCGCTATCTTGTCGAGAATGTCACGCGCACTCGCCTGCTCGGTAATATAGGCATTCAGCGTCATCCTTGGTTCCTGCCCGCCATAGCCATCGTTCACAAGCTGATCGCAATATTGTGAGAGGACGTACAACGCACCGTCATCTACATCGATATAACCGGCACGTTTCGCCAGGCCAAAACGCGTATTCTTGGCCAGTTCACGGAACAGCCACGCCGGGTTGTTAGTCCACGCTTTTTTGAATCCGCCAGTCCACAACCCCGAGTAAGTTCTGGCAATCGGATCATAGTTGTCAGGAACGTCCACAATCAGGCCGCGAAGATGGTATGTGCGACTAGGGGTGTCGGTGTACTGGTCACGGTCAATAACCGCACCAGCAATAGCGGAGAACGGATAGTTCAGGTTATCGTCGGTGATCTCACTGTAGCTGTTCCAGATAGTGCCGTTTGACAGCAAGTCACTGGTGCTGTCCGGCGTGATTCGACGCACACGGATATCGAACGGTTTAGTTTCCGGCGCGTCAATCAGGTGTGCTTCAAGATATTCACCTGAGATTTTGCCTGTAATGGTGACGGTCTTTTCGATTACCCACCCAGATGAACCGGTGCGACTTTCAAGCACCAGCGTTACAGAGGTGTTTTTCTGGTTGCCTTTGGTGTCCTGCTCAACAAGCCCGGTGACGCCAACGTTAAACCGAACGCGGGTCACGTCATTATCCGTAATGGTACGCACCAGCGGCGTATCGTAGGTCACCTCTGTGTTGACGATGGTTGTCGCCTCGATTGCCGAGAAGCCGTTAATCGGCTCCTGAGTTTCCGAGCCGGGTCTCCATGCCACGCTGACGCCGTTGATGCTGACGTTTCCGTTTGCATCGGTGACTGGCGTCTTGTTCAGTTTGAATGATGACAGGTGCTCCTGGTCTACCGGACCTGCAATTGGCCCCTCGCTGATAAGGTCGAGCACCCGGTAAAATTGTTTTGATTTGAGGTTATCGTCAAGAAGGGTTGGGGTTGATGCTTTGCCGCCACCTGAAGACATATTGCCACCTTAGCTAATTGATTCTGTCCAGTCCGCGTTATTAGAAGTGTCGATGCCGAGAGAAATGACGTTAGAACCAACTTCCATCTCGCCGAGGAGTATTGGCACCGGGCGGCCTTGCCCGACACGGTTTTCCGCACTGGTAAATGAGTTATTCGTTAGCGTGTTTGTCTCAGCCGCTTCCGCTGACGTTTTAGTTTTCATGTTCCGGGACATGTAGATGGAGTAAGCAACCGAGGCGGCAGACAGCACCAGTGAGGCAATGAGAACTATCGTACTGGTCTCAAGTCCCGCCCCCTCAACCACCGGGACAAACAGCACTACAGAGCCATCCTTCAGGCGCCTATCCATGTGCCACTGCACCGAAGACGTTTCAACATCCTCACCCGCCACTCGCATTCTTACTCTGGCGTTCAGGAATGCTTTTTTGAACTCATGATTCTGAGCAAGCAAAAGACGAATGCCCTGGGCAGGGGTATCAACGTTCAGCTCGACTTTGCGGAAATGTCGGCGTAAATGCCCTGCAAATTTAAAGATGAGCACTGTTCATGTCTCCATATGGAATGCATCTGCTTAACGTATGCCTGGCGCATTTGCTCTCTCCGGCTTAAATGCCCTGAGCAATCGTGGTGAAGAACCATATTGTCATCGAGCAGAATCATTGCGTGGCAAGGGTCGGCACCGGCGAATGGCTGCCTGATTATTACGTCACCTGGCAGCGCTTCTCCCGGCGATACCTGATTGAAGCCATTGCGCGACATGTTGTTCAGATAGAGATTCTCCCCTCTCAGCCACCAGCCATTCGTCCTTTCGAAATCAGGGAGGTCAATGCCGCACAGGTGATACGCATCACGGAATAGCGTGTAACAATCAGTCACTCCGTGCTCGAACCGCCTCCCCAAAAGGTAATCCACCGGTCTGAACGTTCTGATTTTCCCGTTACAGGCCAGCACCCATGGAAGGCCCGATGCAACCTGGCATTTACGGTCTGCACCGGACAGGACAGGGCTGTTCATTGGGTGAGAGTGGAATACCGCAGTCACCTCTCCAGCCTCCTCGGCCGCCAGCCAGTCATCATCACTGATCCGGAAGTGCTTTCCTGGTTCCGGGTGAACATTCCGACAATGGAAAATCCGCCCGCCATCAAGGATTAAGCCGCACACCTCATCCTGCGACGATGCCGCATAATCGAGTAATTCTTGCATCAGGAGACCTTTTGAGAGCCGGGGAAACTGCTTATTGGCATTGGTTCAGGGCGGGGATAGCGGAACCGACATCCGGTACGCCGATGAGAGCATTTATCCTTCGCCGGGTCAGTGGTTGGATTGTCACGCTCGTCTGCAACTGGCGGCCCGTCATATCCACACCCAACGCCGCGATACTGCCACTGGCACACGTCAGCCAGAATAGTGCGAGCCGGGATAATGGCGTTATCGCAGTCAATTGGTGTCGCCAGCGTGTAGGTCACCTGTTCAAACGTCTCTTCCGTCATCTCCTCGACAACGTAGCGGGAAACGGCCTCCTGTGTCGGGTCTGCATCAGGATTACCGTTCGGAAAGTTAACCGCATCAAGATATTTTACCGGCACCTGACGCCTGGTGATTACCACGCCAAGCATGTCATCAAAATCGTGGTTAATCCCGGTAATCAGGCCGGTCACGTTCGCCACAACCATTGTTGGCCTAGCATAGGTCCCTTCGTTCTTCGACTCGAATCCTTCCACAGCTATCGGGTAAGCCTGGTACTGGTTGCCCTTCCAGATAACATTACCGAAATAGCCATTTGTACCGGAATGGAAGCGGATAAGGTCACCGCCATATGGTTGCAGGTCTGCTTCGAAAAGGTCAATGATAGCGCCGACTCCGGCATCGACGCTTTCGATAATTAAATTTGCAGGTATGTCACGCACGAAAGACTCCAATAAAAAAGCCACCAAAAGGTGGCTACTGATCATTTGTCAGGGTGTTACGGGACATTAACCCTGGTTAAAGTGTGTGGTTCAGCCCGTCAGTGGTGGGACACTGGCGCACTCAGGTAACGAGGGATGGCTGATTACCTCTGATTAAGGGAAAATATGAAAGAAATAAGTGCCAAAATTCAATTTAATACAAAGAATCAAAACCTGAAGGAAGTAGCTGACGAAATGAATGATATTAAAATGATCCTTCTAAGCGTAGCTCTGAAGTTAGACAGTGAAGGACGTCAGCAAATCATCAAGGAGTTATCTGACATTAAATCCCCTTCTGTGCAGCAATGGGTTAGTAACCTGAAGGAGTTACATCAGGCTTAATTCCCAAACTTAACATATAAAAGCAAATGGCGGCCTGTTTCCGGGCCGCTTTAGTCGCCCCCTCTTGGATAAATGCCTCATTGATGAACACCCGCCCCCCATCGACAGCAAAATCCCTCCCTGCTAACACCTTTACCGTTTTTTCCAGCGCTTCAACTCGCTGTTCTAAAGTCATAATACTCTCCTTATCGTGGCACCTGTTCAAACGTGGCCGTCAGTTCAAACAGCGGCCCGGTCTTTGTCATATTCCAGGAGCGGCAGACAAACAATGCCTGCACTCCCGTATCAGATGGCGTCCAGTAGAACGCTTCTACCGCCATTCGAGCCTTGAGAAATGCCTCAGCATCCTTCGCGGGGTTGCTACGGCACACCCCGCTGACGCCGCGAAAGGTGAGTGAGTATTTATCCATTAACGGGTTGATACCCTTCACCTGTCGCTGTTCGTAACCGTCACCGAGTTTAACGACGGCTACGTTCGGCGTTCGCTCAACGGAGTAGGCTTTCTGCGGTGTCCATGTGAATGTTTCTGGCATGGATTACTCCCAATAAAAAACCCGCCGGAGCGGGTTTACGATGCTGGACGACTGTTTAAAAGCCAGCCACAAGCTCTTTCAATTTATTTTTCGCCAATTCCTGAGCCTTTTCCTCAACATCAGAAATTGATAGTTGCTTTTCTAAAGGCAGCTTTACGTAAACAACAATTTCACCACTATTATTCTCGTAATCAATAAAGGTAACAGTAGCGTTAATTCCCGTAGCTACCTCGTTGTCTGCTGCCGTGATATTCGTTACTTCAATCTCCACGTTACGCCTCCAGGGTTAATTTTATTTCCTACGCGGTTGTATCATACCATTTGGGCGGTTGGCCTGGTCACTGATTTGGAAAAGCGCCATTTTCTTGCTGATGTTAATTGCTTTAGCCTCGATTTGAGCCCACTCAGCATCACTTATTCCACCTGTAGTGTTAATGGTGAAGTAAACGTTTTGAACTCCGCCCCCACCCGCCTTATCAGCCGATATCACCTTCCCTGACTGGTTCGGAATGAACATCTGCTGACCACCAGCAGTCTGGAAGATTTCAGAACGACCATCCTCGTTGACTCGATAGGCGTTTCCAGCAGATACCGTGCCACCGTAGCGACGACCGCCGCTATATCCAACGCTAGCAATGCTTGATATCAGGGAGCCACCCGCAGCTGCGACTTGGGCCATTGCAGCCATATTCCACGGGAACGGCCCGGATGCCATCGCATTAGAGATAGCCAGTTGGAGGTTTAACGCCGCCTGAGCAGTGGCAAACCCCTTACTGATCGCGAAAAGCGCCCTATATGCTGTGTTGTTCTTGCCTTTGCTGTTGGCAATAATGGTAGCCAACCCGTCGAATCCCTGAGAAATCCCGTTTAGCATGGTATTAACCACATCAACCTGCCTCTGGGCTTCCGTTCTGGCTATATTAATGCGCTCATTTGCAGCTTGTTGCTGAATCGCTGTTTTAGCATCCTCATATTGTTGAGCGCTCAACACACCCATCTGCTGGTACTTTTCCAGCGCTGCCAGCTTCTGCTGTTCCTGAAGGTTTATCTGGGCTACCGGGTCTTGCGCTTCGCCTGTAAAAGCATCAGGGGTTGTTTTATTGGCGGCAATTTCCTGATCTGTGAAACGCTTGGCCTGTTCAGCCTGAGCGCGATTCTTAATGGCAGTGGTTACTTGCCATATGGCTTTAGCCTGCTGTTTCGCCTTAGCTATCTGCTCATTAGTCGCCTTGTTTCCCAGCGCTACAACAGCGTCATATTGAGCTAGTTCTAGTGATCCTTCTGCATATCCGGTGTTCAGGCGATCAAGTGCGGCTTGCTGTCTGGCGAGTGACTCTGTTGCTTCGTCGGCCTGTTTCTTGGCGGACTTCCCGACCCCTCCCTTTCCTCCCTTATTGTTATCGGTCTGAGGTATCTCCACATGCGCTGTTTTTTCAGCCTGCCCAGAAAGCTCTTTTAAATCCCCGGTAAGATTGGCAATTTTCTCGCTTAATACATCGACTTGTTTTGGAGGTTCATCTCCTATAAGTCCGTCAGCTAAAAGTTTTCCAAGATATCCAGGGTTAAGTTTTGAAATAGCACCAGCGAGAGACCATAGTTTATCCGCAGTTGATGTTGACGAGTCTCCGAGTAGCTCGATGTATTTCGCTAGCCCATCAATAACAGTAACCGCTGCGCTTGACGCTCCAGTTGCATCATTTATTGAGGAGACAAGTTTTGCAAATGATGTTTCGAGAGAGCCGGTAGCTTGTGATAATGAACGAGGAAGCTTATTAAATTCCTCGTTAACAACTGCCGTTCTGTCCTGTATAGCATTCAGAGCATCTTGCGCTGTCAATTTTCCATCGAGCATTCGCTGACGCAACTCGCCCATGCTAATACCCATGCCAGCAGCAATCTGTCTTGCTAACTCAGGCATCTGTTCGAGGATTGAGTTAAATTCTTCTGCTCTGACTGTGCCTGACGCAATTGACTGTCCAAACTGGCGAAGAGCATTCGACATTTCTTCTGTAGAGTTTCCTCCTATGCGCCCAATTTTTTGCAGCGTATCGGTAAGATTTAAGACCTGAGCATTTGATGCACCAGCTTCCTTAAGAGATGATGTCAATGTTTCCCACAGCTTGGTTGTATCCGACAGACTGGCGCCTGTTTTTGACGATATTTGCGTCAACGATTGAAACGTTTCTTTTGCTGTGGAGGCATCAGTTGAAAGCCTGGCTATCCTTGCCTGGAGTTGTGTCATGTTATCTGCAAGCTCAAGGAATTTCTTCCCCCACTCAACAATCAGCGCAACAGAAATGGCGGCAGACAGTTTGCTTATTGTCGTAGACAGCCTTGACGCAGAATTATCAGCCTTCTTAAACCCCGTATCCATGTTATTGGTTACAGATGTAACCTGCTTGTCGGCACGCAACAGTTGAGCGGTGTCGGCCTTTATCACATATTCAATGTCGCCTACATTCTGGGTCATTTCACTTTCTCCGGGCAATAAAAAACCCGCCGAAGCGGGTGTTTTTCTATTTTCTTAACTTACTTATGTCGCAAGCAATTAGTTATGTCATTGGCTTTCTCGTTTAAAACAGCAACGACACTTTCTGGTCTAGCCGCATCCCATGAACCTACATCAAAGAAACCGTTATTCGATATCGCGCCACTATCATTTTGAACTTGTTGAATGTTTGAAAAGCTGAATATTACATGATCTGGTCGCTGATTAATTTCCCCTGTATATCTAACGGTTCTTTTTATACCAAGACTCGCAGTTAAATACTCACCTGTACCGGCAAAGATGATTCCCTTTTTTGTTTCAGCCTGAATAACAGAACCACCATGAACACTTGATTGCGTCTGAACGTTATAGTAGTTACCCGTGTATGTTCCACTAAAACTCTTTGATGCGTCCGTTAACTGCACTTGGTTATTAGTAACATTACTCAGAACGCATGACTTCAGTGCGTCAGCCGATGAAACGGATATGTCTTTTTTTACTTCATAAGACTTTATATATTCATAGCCGTTTTTTTGAGCAAACGTTACGCCTTGGGTTGCACTAATTGCCGCAGACCTTTGATATGAAACACAACCACTCACTGAGCTTATTAACAACGCAACAAAAATAATTTTTTTCATTTTCAATTCCTTAAATAAAAGATGCCGTAACTCTAACAAACTTTAAAACTTTTTCCCTTATAGAAGGCAACAACGTTGCCATCAGGCTCGGTAACAATGATTTCTGCGTGTCTTAGTTCGTCATCTTTGTTGATAGAGGCAATCACTTCACCGGTTTTGAGGTTGAAAACCTCTAATTTGTTATCAAATGGTTCTTTTCCTTTCGGTGAGCTATAGAAAGATAACGATAAATATTCGGCAAACTCAGACAGGGAACAAGACGCTAGATGTGTCGTTGTGCTAAGCCTGAATACTTCTTTTTGCTTTGCATCAACAACAATGATGGCAGCCATCTTTGCATCTGGATCGCGATGCATGCTGAAAACAAAGGTTCCATTCATAGCAACGCATTGGGCTTTAACAGAAAAGCCTTTTCCTACGTTTATCATGAACTGAAGCTCTTCACATTTAAGCAGTGCGATTGAGTTTTCTCTAAGGCTAGAGAATTCTTTTCGATCAAAATGTCCTACATGCCATTCCCCATTCTGGCTGCTGATACAGTTGATACAAAAGTCCTGCATCCAGTACAAAACTCTTCCACCCACAAGTTCGGCACCTCTCTCAAGTCGCACATCCCTATCCCCCACATAAAAAGATGGTCAAATCCTACCATCTGTTGACGACGAGGTCAGCAGGAACGACAAAACCCGCAGTTAAGCGGGTTTGATTGTCACTACGGAAATTTGTAGTTAGAAAATTTTGCGAAGGTCTACGCCATATACGGCAATCCACGCAGCGCGAGGCCAGGACTTCACGGTGCCAAAACGCGGATCCTCAACCTCATGCGGTTCGGCGCTATTCTCCCTGCACCACTTGCGCAGTGGCTGCCATTTGAATTTCTGTCCGAGCTTTTTCTCTACCGGGATGATGGCGGCATAGTTTTTACCTTCCCCGATACGCTCAGCCAGTTTGTTTTTGGCTCGCACAGCGGCGGAAGCTGTTGCCATCGCGGTGACTTCGCGCTTTTCGGAGATCCAGCGCTTCTCTTTGACGGCCCGATCACGCTGTTCGGCGATAACCCGGTTTTCCTTCACCTTTGCCAGCAGGTCTTCTAAAGCCGCTTCGTAGGTAAGTGGGATGCCGACAGCCGTGGCTGGACGGAAGTACGAATCCTCCAGGCGCTCAAAGAAAGACCACGCCTCGTCAGTATCGACAATTTTTGACATGCGAGCCGCGCCTTTTTCTGTCCAGAGCGTCACAGAGCGCGCTTTGTTTGAAATTTGTGCGTGACTATTAGTCACTCGCAAACTCTTCAGCTCTCCTCCTTTAACAGTGAAAATATGGATCCCCTCAATAAATCGGGAATTGTTACGAGAGTGATTTTTACGGATATTGGACTCATCCGTTCCGTATCCTTTGGCAAGAGTATCAGTCGTGACGACCCTCACTCCTTCCCACACGATTACAGGGCAATCGAGGGGATCGACAACCGCATTTAACGGTGCTACATTTACAGCAGTTGATGAAGATTGTTGCATGTAAGACTCCAATCAGTAGTTAATGTAAGCCGCCAGCAGCCACTGGCGGTTTTTCTTTTTGCGCTGTCCTGTGCACTAATCAATGAATCCATTCCTCGCCGCGCAGTTTTGCCAGCATTGGCTGAGCGTTCTTTACGACAAAATTGTTGGTATCAAGATTCTTCATTTCACGAAGAAGTGATTTCTTGGTTTCTTCTGACATGTAGCGAGTCTCATATGCAATATCGTAAATCCTTCCTGAAAGCTCAGAACCAATTTGCTTCATTCCTGGATAGATGTGTTTGCACATTTGTTGACTCTTCTCCATCCACAATTGTAAGTAGCAGAGATTGACCAGCTCTTCGTCAGTAAACTGTTTTGCAATCGGTGAGCATTCTGCCTGCCGATCCAAAATATCCAGCACCCAACGGCGGAACTCTTTGGCCTTGGGCGTAGAAGCAAACATCGCCACCAAGTGAGCGCCTCGGAGTGAGTAAACTCTGACCGATTTGTTACGTAAGCTATTGTTTATCCCGTTGACCTTCATATTGAGGGTCAACGACATAGAGTCGGAAAATTCATCGGCGTTACGAGCATAAATCTGGCTGATGGCATCGGTTTTTTTGTAGCCGAGGGCCTTAGCTAGTTCAGTGGAGGTAAACCAAATAGAACCGCCTTCTGTCACAGGATTAAAAGCGAATCCTTGGAAGTTGTAATCTGATTTTGCTACAATATTCATGTCGATATTTCCTTCGCTGGAATCATTTGACACTGAAGCCCTAGCTGTTCGAGCAGTTGGGGCTTCAACATTTTTAACGACCATTCGCCACCTCTTCCCTTACACCCTTTGCCAGCAAACGAACTATTGCAGAGTTCAGCGAAATGCAGTCCATTTCCGCCAGTCTGCGAAGCTCCTGATCGAGTCGAGAAGGTAGTCGAAGATTGAGTTTGATGTTTTTGCGCTCAGTAAAAAGCGTATCTTGCATTGCTTTATCTCCTTTTGGGGCCAAGTTAACACCTGATGTTAAGTTAACACCATTGCGCGATATGTCAAGTTGGCCCCATAATAATTTTCAAAATATTCTCAGGTGATGTTATGAGTAAGTACCCAAGCCAGATGCAAGATAAGTTCAACCTCCGCTTCCCGGACGGGATGCGCGATGCCATAGCCGAACGCGCCAAAGCTAATGGCAGGTCAATGAACTCTGAGATAGTTCAGATACTGGAGGATGCCCTTAAGGCGCAGATTGTTGCTTGGGACAAACCGCTTTCCCCATCATCAAATGATGAGGTTGTTACTATGTCGATGAGTCAACTTAACAAGATTGTGTCGCTTGCTGCTGAAGATACTGCAAAAAGTGTCGTTGAAAACCTTATAGAAAAGTATGAAATGATCCCAAAGAAGAGCAGTAAGCCCACCTGACGCATAAAGCCTGATCAAATATCAGGCTTCCAAGTCTTCACGTTTTCGCGTTACCTTTGTCATCCCACGCGTCCAGCTATCAGTGTCTACATCGTAGAAAAATAACTCTGTCTCACGATTGAGCAGAGCTGATAATGCCGCCTGAAAGAAGATACTGAAGTTTCTCAATCTGGCAGACCATGTTTCATAGGAGATCTTAATGGACAAGCCACCTTTGAAGTTGTTTTTGCCATCTGATATTTCGGATGATTTTTGTGCAATTCTTGGCGAGTACGGCATAAAGCACTCCACTGGAAAAATGGTAAGTAATGGGCCTTCGCTCGTTGTGAACTCGGCTTCCGACGCCGTTAAAGAAATTGTAATCGAGATCGTAAACTCCACGCCGTTTTGGACTGCATTCAGCGCCTGCTTTATCGCCTATCTTAATCGGAACAAAGGGAAGAAGTTAACTGCTGAAAAGGACGGTGTTAAGTTTTCTCTGGAGAATATGAATCACCATGAGATGACTGAGGCACTGGAAGATGCAAAGAAGATAATGGTTAGCGATAACGGCAAAAAGCCCACCTGAGTGGGCTGTACGCACCATTCATCACGCTGCCGCATAAAGAAGCTTCATCTGCCCTTTGACAGGGAATGCTGCCATGCAACGGGATTCGAAGTCTCGATAGTCGGAACAACCGTTAGCAATGCTGGTCACAGCAATAATCTGATTCTCAACAAGTTTAAGCGCGTCTGGTTTTAGGTGTTGGTGGATTTTCTCACCGACCGCCAGTCGTGCTTTTACATCCGCGTAGACTTCAGCAGGCAGGACCGGACCGTAAATCCACTTAGCGCTAATCAGGCTGAATAACATTGGTTTTCGGTCATTTCTATGGCGGGGAAGCCAGGTCATTCTGAACAGTGCATCATACAGCGGGTCATTAAACCGCTTTTCCCACGAAGACGGATCGCTAAGCAGAAAGATTGCCTTAATGCGCTCATCATCAACAGGTGCTGTATGGCCGCGAATAATGGCGTCTATTTGTTCGTCACACCAGATTTCAAAATCGACAGAAAGCCAGCGCGCAAAGCGAACAGCCAGTTTTGGGTGCAGCCATGTACCACCGCCACGATCTTTACGCGCCCGACTGGTTTTTACATACGGGATTTTCCCGTATCTACGCTCAAGTCCTTGAATATATGATTCAGTTTCCGGCAGACGGAGGAATTCATTTGGCACTTTATCGAATTTTTCCGCTGCTGTTGTTGCATCAATCCAGCCATCCTCATAGAAGCGCATCGAGTGGCCTTCGAAATCAACTGGGATAATGTTAGACATCGTTCCTTCCTTTTTGGTGATATGAGCCAGTTCCCCAGATATGGACAGCCCAAGAGCGGCACGATGGAAGCCACCGTCCTATCTCTGTCTCATATCCCGAAAAGGTCTCCTGGTTTGATTTGCGCAGGGAATGCGCATTTACTGCGGATACAAAAAAGCCCCGCGGATGCGAGGCATTGTCTTAAAAGTCACTTGTCGAATTTCTTAAGACGAGAGATTTTTTAGTGCGGCCCATGCCTCTGCGCATCCATCGCCAGCATTTGTTCTGCCCAGTCCATGACTTCGTCGTACTTCTCCTGAGTGGGTACTTTGGCTTTCTCTTTCTGCGGGAACTTGGCGTTCATGGCGGCGCGGAAGCTGGTCATTGTCATATTCCAGGCGTCTGACTCACTCATACCGAGGTGAGCAACAGCGGTGTAGACGAATGACCGTACATCGAATTTGTCGCTGTATTCACCTTTCTTTCCTTCGAGTTCTTCCGGTGGCTGGTCGCCCATTACACCATGAAGAATCAGATGGCGGGCAATCTGGATAACATCCTCGATCGGGATGGCTCCCGGCTTGAACAGAAGTCGTCCCGCACTAGTCACCGAGTAGGAACCGATAACTTCAGCAACGTCACCTTCAGAACAGCGCTTGACTACGTTGGCTGCAGCTGCCGCCATTTCAGCAAAGCAGCGGGCATTAGCCGCTTTTAGTATCTGGGGGTCAGCAATTCTGTGCTTTGGGTAATGGCCCGCATGAACTTTCACGAAAACATCAACGATTTGTTCAGGCGTTCCGATTCGGGACATAGCCAGAAATGAAGGGTTGAGAAATATCTCTTTGTCGCCGGCGCGAATGACAGCCTGGCCGATATCGGTGATTGCTTTCATGAATCCCCATAAGAAAAAGGAGGACGTAGCCTCCTGAGCAAGAAATTACGATGCGTTGACAGTCACCGTGACCGGATTGGTGGTTACACTGGCTGCGGTACTGGAGCTAATCTGACAAGTATATGAACCAGAATCGCCTGTTGTCGCACTGGACTTAGTATATGTAGCTGTCGTACCACCGGAGCTCACATTGGTTCCGTCTTTTTTCCATTGATAAGTCAATGACGAGCTATCTGAAACAGTAGCTGCAACTGTCAGAGTCAGGGTGTCGCCAGCAGTCAATGTTTTACCCTGCGGCTGGGTGGTAATGGTAATAACCGCACCGACATCACGCACATCAACCTGACCTGCACTTGATGCCTCAATGGACCACGTTGCCACATCATCGTGTGGAGCTTCATCACCCCATGAAGTAACCATGAATGGCCCTTCGGTGATATCGTTTGGAGAGATGATTTTGAACCACACATACGGCTGGTTGCTGGTCTCCGCTGGCGGGTTATAAACGTGACGCTTCAGCGCGTTTTGCGCATAAACATCCTCTTTGCGGGTTACGCCGTCACCAGAGAACGAAATGTTCTTATAGGTAACAAGATTTTCCTGCGTAAACGCGGCGCTCATATCGGCAGTTGCATCTGCGGTTTCCCACTCTGCATTAACTGTTTTACCGCGCATCATGCCGAGTCGCTTATAGTCACCGTTGGATGGTTGTGATTCTGGGCAGCCAATCGCGTAGTAAACGACGACATCGCGCCCTGTAAAAGCACCCGCTTCACATCCTGCCATAATTTTAACTCCTATTACCGTGTTGTTCGTGATAGCCAAGCTCTCTCGCCCTCAGGAGATAGGCGCAAGAAGCCTCTTCCGGAGTTTTGAATGAACCAAGATATTCGTTTCTGCCGTCGTTATTCATAATCTGCGCAAACCATGGTTTCTTTCTGTTTCTATATGAGACGCCAGGCAGACCATGCCTATTTGTTATTGGGGTGGCCCTATTTCGCATATTCAATTTGTGGGAAACATCGCGAAGGTTTTCCATTCTGTTGTCATCTCTTATGCCATTAACATGGTCAATCTCACCCTCAGGCCAGCAACCATGCATAAAAAGCCATGCAAGCCGATGTGCCTTATGATTTTTCCCACAAAGCTTAATTCGTAGATATCCATGTTTAGGATCCTTGCTCCCCGCAATTTTCCCAGCAAAGTGAGAATTTGACTGATTACATGCCTTCACACTGCTGAAGTGGCTTTTCGGCCTCTCTTTCCAGGTAAATAAACCAGAATCAGGGTCATAGGAAAGAGCCTCACGCAGATATGCAAAGGTTAACTCTTGCATGTCTTTATCTCCGTGTTATCTGGAAATGATGGTTTGAAAGGAAATATCGAAGAGGTAACGGCCTTCTTCGGTCTGGATGGCGGTGATACCGCCGACTGGCTGCATCGAGATGATGCATTCAGTCTGGTAGTCGTCGATCATCGCCTGGCGGATGGCGTCGGCGCGGTTTTCAACTTCATTGATGTCGCTGTCGTTCTGGCCTGACAAAACAAGGATGCGGAAAAAGTCGCGCGTTATGGCTTCCTCAGGCTTGCCACCGCCGTTTTGCTGGATGACAAGGTATCTTTCCACTTCCGTACCTTCCATCTCGTTCCAGAAGCGTTTCTGGACGCGATAACCAACATCAAAGCCATGCGATTGCAACCACGCTCTCAGCGCGTCATACACTTCGCTACGTGTCATACTTTGTACCCTTGCTTGATGATGGCCTTTATCTCGTTGAAACCGTCACGCTCGAAGCCTTTGGTCAGGAACCCCGGCTCGGCATCGGGATCCCAGTAGTTCCCCTTCCCCGTGCCGCCACCGAATTCTTTTCCAGCGCGAGTTCTGCCGAAGTGTTCACGCGGCTGGCCTTTTAGCTTCCCGGACATACCGTGAACGGCGGCAGCGTATGCAGCCGTGTACCCGACCTTTCCCTGCATCCCACCGGGCATTGGTTCAAGCTTTTTGTACTGGCTGTTGATAAGCGTGGATATGTCAATGGGAGTAAGTAGCGCGGCGTGAGACGATCCGACAATCATGACCTCAGTCAGCACTCTTTCTGTGCGTGGCCCGGCAATTTCTGCCAGCACCTTGCGGGTGTTCATTTGAACACGCTTGATACCTTTTACGGGCATGATCGCCTCACGTCAGAATTTTGTAGTCCGGCTCCTCGCCGAATGGTGACATATCCCATTCCGTCACCGCCTTGATGACGTTTGCACCAGCTTTCAGCGGATCGGCCTGTGCCGTTGTGTCACCTCTGGCGATATACCAGTCACGCTTCGGCATGGTCGCATCGATGCCATTGCGCTTCAGTTCAGTGAAGAAAATCAGGTTCGTGGTGAACTCTTTCCCGCTGGCATCTACCGCAACCTCATTGTTTGCCGTCCAGGTGCAGTCAAGCAGGTAGGGGGTTCCGGTTGTCCAGGTGCTGTTCCAGTCGTCGTAGACTCGCGGGTAAACAGTGGCAACATTGGTATAGCTCCATGCAGCTGTTTCAGACACCGTTATCCTCCCACCGGATCACCTCCGGATTCTCCGCCGCAACCTTCCGGCACAGCAGATACCAGTCACCGTTGCTTTTGACGTATCCGGTAACGCGTTTACCACTGTCGGTCATCACCCAGACTTTGACAAAAGGCTCCGGCAGCCGCTTCTTAACCGATATCCACCCCATCACCGCCCCCCGCCACACATGCATCCACCCCTGGCAATCCATATGCCAGCAAAAGCTGTATTGGTCGGGTCTGGAGGGATGAGGTCATTAGCGCAGCCGTGTTTATCGGTGACGCGCAACAGTGCCAGCGCCCCTTTCCAGCGATCCGGAAACGACTGGTATCGGAATGAACGAGATGCACCATTAGGGCCAGTCTGTGAGCTGATATACTTGTCGCCTTGCGCCAGGCCCATCAATGCGAGCAAATACATCTGGATTGCCAGCGCCTTTGATGCCGGGTAATGCGCATCGAGGCATTCCTGAATGCTGTTAACATCGTCCACTAACGCCTGAAGCATGAAGTCAGGAAGATTTATTCCCTGGCTCTGCAAATACTCTTTGGCCTTCTCCAGCGTTACCATAGCTATTCCATCCCTGATAATTTATTGAGTTGCAGTTCGCAAAGCGCGCGAAGATGCTTCAGGAGAATCAGCCGTTCCACGCTCGACGAGTCTTTAACCAGTTCGGCGGTGCTGGATATCGCCAGACTGATCTCATTGGTGACGCTCAACGATGAAATCTCAGAAAACTGCGAATATGGCAGTGGTTGATTAATATCTTCCTGGTTCATATAGTCTCCTGAAATAACCCCGCCGGAGCGGGGCATAAAAAAACCGCCTTAGCGGCGGCTGTTATTCAGCAGGGAAAAGCTTTTCGAGTTCGCCATCCGGCAACAGCTCACTGAGCTTTTCAGCTCCCAGATTGCCTTTAAACTCGATGCCCAGTTCAGTCAGGCGCGCTGCGATAATCTCTTTTCGGGATTTCACATCCGTGCCAGCCTCTGGCGTCGCCGGTGTTAAAGCCGCATCAGAGAGCTTAATCACATGAGGCTTCAGCGACGGATGCAGTTTCTCAATTTCAACCACATCACCGACGCTCACGCCATGCCATGCTTTGATTACCTGGTATTTAGCCATGTCGCTCTCCTTATGCCAGGTTGGCGGCGTAGACCACGCCGGACAGGCCTTCGCCGTCTTTCTTAATCTGCAAGCCTTCAGCAGACATGATCTGGAAGTTGTAGTTGCTCTGCGGCATCGGGCGTGGCAGAGGGACAACGCCGACGGCCATGCCGACCAGCGGGGAGATTACGTCCTGGCGACGCTCATAGGCGAGGAACTCATTGCCAGACAGCGCGTAGGACATCTGGATGGACTTCGCAGGAATGAACTTGCTGATCGCATCCAGAACGGTTCCGCTCAACAGGGCATTGGTGCCGGTGTTGATGTCTACCAGATACGGCTTCGCCATGTTTGCCCACACTTCCGGGCTGACCCACAACTTGTCGTAAGCGGTAACTTTGTTGCGGCGAGCCGTCAGGCCGAACGGTCCGGTCGGGCCGAAGAAGGCCAGCAACTGAGCCGGGGTTGCGGTGGTGAGATCGATATTGGCGCCGCCCGCCCCGCTGCCCAGGTTGATCTTCTGCGTATTGCGGTGGTTTTTCATTCCCTGAGCTGGGAGGCCATCAACAACAATGCTGGAGTCGCCGTTCAGATAGAAGTTGACGCGCTTCTTGTGGAATTTGCGCATCTTCGCGGACTGAGACTCCAGCACCAGATCGATACCAACAGTGTTCAGGCCAGCAGCATGACGCCAGTTGACGCCGTAACCGGCAGTAAATACCGGGATCGGGTCGCCATCAGAACCGAAGTTCGTGTGGTCGAAGGAATACGACGCCTGGCCATCGATGCTGATAGAAACGTCATCAGCGATATCGCCAGACACGTTATACAGCTTCGCGGTTTTTCCGATAGGCAGCACAGTCTGCACGCCCATCAGGTCATTGACGATTTCCATGCCAATTTCCTGATCGCGCATCTGGATAATCTGGCGGTCAATCTCGGCCCAGAACTCACGGGCGAAGCCACCTACAGCGTTAGCTGCCAGCATTTCCGGGGTCATGCTCTGGCGATATGAGTTAACCATCATGTCGTGATGATGGTTGAAGATGTTGCGGTTGGCCCACAGCTCATTCCAGTGCCCGCGCAGTCGGCTGTTAGCAGCCAGTGTTTCGGGGGTAAAATACATTCTTGCTCTCCTTTACTCGCCGCCGCCGGTTGCCGGTGCAGCCACAGTGCCAACGCGCATGCGCACGCGGATGAAATCGGTAGTGCTGGCGGCAATGGTTGCATCATCCTGGCTGTAGCCGATCACCGAATCGGTATCCGCCGTTGCCTTCGTGAACTTACCATCTGCGCCCAGCTTGATCGGGTCGTCTTTGGCGTAGGTTCCGGCGACGCAGAGCAGCGCCAGCTCGCGGCCTTCTTCGACGTAGTTGCCTACAGCGGAATCACCAGCGGGAACCGCTTCTGTGATATTCAAGCCCTGATGGTAGGCCACGTCGATGATGTAGATGCGACCAGTAAGCGCGGTTGCCTGCGCAAACTGATTGTCGCCATTGATAACAGCAGCCGTACCGGGAAGCAGTGCTGCGGCGGCGGCGCGGGTTTCGGTCTTGTACAGAGACTGACCGTCGATATTAACGCGGCGATAACGTGCCATTAGTCTGGCTCCTTATTTCTTGAAGTATTCGTCAGGGTTCGGCGCACCGGTTTCTTTCTGCTGTTGCGCAGAGTTAGTGCCCAGCGGAGCAGCTTCGCCCAGCGACTTGAACATTGCGTCCAGAGCTTCGCCAGACAGGGCGTTAGCCACAATATCGCCGTGAACTTTTGCCACCGCTTCACGTTTCGTTTTCTCTTCCGCGCGTGAGTTTGCAGTCAGGGTTTCGGTCAGCTTGTCCTGGTTGGCCTGTAGCGCATCAACCTTCTCCGCCAGAGGCTTAATAGCCTTTTCGGTATTGGTGGCGACGGCCTCGCTAACCATGCTGCCGATTTGTTCCAGTTCTTCTTTGGTTAAAGGCATGTCGCCCTCCGTTTTGTGGTTTGGTGCAGGCTGTTCCTGCGGTGTGAAAAAAGATTTGAGTTTGTTGACGACGGCAACCCATGAACTCTGGCGCTGAACCTCTGTCCCGGTATCATCAAAGACAATCTTTCCGCCTTCAGACTTGTATCCGTAAACCTTCGGTTCGCCATTGTTGAGGATGATTACCGCTTGCGAGTCAGTGAAGTCAGCCACCCAGGCGTATTCTTTCTCGCCGGGAGCGAATTTATCTTTCGCTGCCTTCTCCAGCCTCTGCTCACGCTCGCGATAGGTTTCCCCCACCAGAGCGCCGGAATTAGCTTTCAGTGGAGTGGCAAGGTCAGCGTTAACCATCATCCCTACCCCCTGATCTGGTGTGGCCGCGCCAACCTCATCCAGAAGGATGGCGTCATGATCCATCGCGTGAATTTTCGCAACCCATGAAGCCCCCTGAGCTTTCTGCTCATCGTTCGCTTCCAGTTCTTCCAGGAATACGGCAACGCTGGTATGGATTGGCGGAACATCATCGCCTTTCTCCAGCGCCTCAAGACGCTCAAGAAGACGCTTGCCATCATCTGTACGCTTTGCCACTTCTGTGTCGATCCACTTCTCGACGTAGACACGGTTACCTGACTTCTTGACGTTTTTGTTCCACGCCCCGACATATCCCACATTCAAGCCTTCAGGACTGAAAGCCGAAACAAACTGGCCGTTTACCTGTGGATGTCCCAGCGGTGCCAGCGTCCCTTCCAGACCGGTATAGTGCTGGTCAATTTCGCTGGCAGGATAGAGTCCGCCGTTCATGACCACGTTAGCTGGGAGGGTGTAGGAGGGAACAACCCAGTGCTCACGTCCGTTGTGTTGTTCCCTGCGAATGGCTTTGCTGTTCACTTTTGAAGTGACATTAACCTGTACTTTCATTGAAGATTCTCACGTTTATGCAGCGTGCTTGCGCCCACAACCGCAATGCGAATAATTGGGAACCAGTCCTGCCTGCTTCGCTTTCTCCAGCCCTTTTCTGGCCATGTTGATAACGTTCGGGTAAAGAGGATTTCCCGCCTCATCAACGAGAACAGATACCTGAGTGCATTTGCAGTTGATTGCGTTTCCATTGATGCTGTACCACTCCCTCACATCTTCCGTTGTGTAGAGCTTTCCATGTCGTAACGCGTGAGACTGCCTGGTGGTCGTGCTGAGCGCTGACAAATGCAGTTGACGGGTGAGTATCCCGTATTGCTCCGTTGCCTCATCTGATTCATCCCATCGACCACGGCGCAGCGCGGTGGTAATCTCCGTCCGGGCAATACGATTAGCCCGGCGAGACTCAATACCTGTCTGCTCAGTGATGCGCTTCGCTATCTCCAGAGGGTTCTGTCCGCGCCCGAGACCATCGGTCAGTATCCTCGCCATATCGGCTTTAACAGTGGCACTGATGTTCTTCATTTCCTCAAAGGTGCGAGCGCGAACCAGAATTAGTCTGCGGCGGTACGGCTCACTCAGGAGGATTGCCGATACGCTTTCCTGTCCTGCCGCGTACACGGCTGACTGCTGCGCCAGATTGGCAAATTCCTGCGCCGTGCCGCGCTGATACGCCGGGTTGACGTAATCAGTCCAGAACCAGAACCCAGTCTCGTTATCCGCACCCAAAATCTCATCCACCAGCAATGAGGCATTGCTGAGGAGCATTGATAGCTGGGTGGAGTCGAGTTCGAAGGTGTAGCGCTGGTTTACTGATGGTGATGCAGGAATGCGGTCGAGGATATCCTTGTAGGCTTTGCCAATGCGTTTCATTCGCCTGGCGAACTCGTTCATTGCTCCGCGCTCAAGGCGGTCAGCGCCTGTCGGGTCTTTAAGGTTTCCGGGTAGTATCGGTGATTTCGCTTTCTTCTTCGTCATCATCTATCTCCGGAAGTGGTTCAGGTGAACCCTCATACCCGGCAGCCACACGAATCTCTTCACCAGTAAATACCTGCTCGCCTGTTGCTAATGATGCGCTGTTTATCTGCGACATCTTCTGCGCGGCATCCAGTTTTTCACTATCGCTTTGCGCATTAAGGTCGTCCCAAATAACTGTTTTATGGCCTATCGGGTCGATAATGCCGAGGTTAATCAACTTGTCGCAGAAGTCCTCAATCTCGAATGACAATTCGCCTCGTCGGGACTGGCAGCGAGCATTGAAGTACTTCTGGTCCTCTGTGCTGGAACGCTCGGCCTGCTGATTACCTACGAGAATGCGAGTCGGAATATCTACGCCAGCGGAAGCTGTCTGGAGGTTAACGTCGTAGGTTGCTGTTGGGTCTGCTACGGCAGTGACAAGTGGTGTAACTGTCGCCCCCTGCGTGGTCATTAACACGTCGTTACCCCGGTTAATTTCCCCGGCAACTTCGTTAAACTTTTCCTGTAGCTCATCGATACTCACGCCATACAGCGACGCCAGATTATTGAAGTCGATTTCCTTTTCAAAGTTGACGTTAAGCTGGCGTGCAGCGTTCTTCAGGAACGACTCACCGGAACCACCTTCCACCTTCTCCAGACTGACAAAAGCGTTGTATGCAGGCTCAAGGAAACCGATCGCATCGTCTGTATAGTCACCAAGAATGAAAACTCGATCAGGGTGGATGTCGACACGGCGAGAGGAACCATTGGGTAGAATCTCTGTGTACTGCCACATCTTCGGCTGACCATAATTCTTTGAAACCACTCCGTCATGCCATTCGCTGACTTTCAGTGAACCGGCCCATGCAATACTTACTTTTTCCAGACCACGCCCTTTCGTTGGTTCCAGATTCCACGCTTTATTATCTCGAATATGCAGGAGAATTCCTGCATAGCGGCCAACGAGACGTCGCCGATCAGCATCAAGAAACGCGCGCCACAGCCGATTGGTGAAAACCTGTTTAGCTCTGGACTCCCACTGTGTCTCCTTGCGAGTTTCATCTGACTTCTCACCCTCAATGATTTCAGGGTTTGACTGCCAGCATTTACCAACAAGCTTTTCGACAGCGCCGTGAGCAATACCACCACGGCGGTAGAGTTTGTAAAGGTCGCCGAAGGTTAATTCTTCTTTGAAGCCGTATTCCGCCCAGGCACAATTCCTTTTTGCGTCTAATCCAAGGCTTGGGGTAAGCAGAGCCATTCTTGAGCGAGCAAGCCTAGCGTCATTTATTGCATGGTTCACGGCCATCTGTAATTTGCTCATGTAGATGCTCCGTGATTATTGTGAAACCCGCTTAATTCGTTAGCTAAGATTCTGGCTTTAACTGCGTCTTCAATATTTGAGAAATACCCAAGATGCTTGCTTTTTCCGTTAACCATTATCATTGCCCGCCACTTTTGGCAGTCATTACGCCAGTGAACGCCGTTATGCCCGCTCTTGTTATTGCGGTGTAAGCTCTGATTCCTCTGGTTCTCTTTCCTCGACGCAATTCTCAGGTTGGATATTCTGTTGTCAGACCTGATGTGATTAATATGATCAATATCCTCGACGGGGTAATAACCATGACAGAACAGCCATGCCAGACGATGAGCGCGGTGAATTGTTCCGCCAAAGTTTATTTTTAAATATCCTTGTTCAGATATTGTCCCAGCGACCTTTCCGGCCTTCGTCGAGTTAAATAAATTCCATCCACGATCAGTGGAAAAATGATCTCTCGGACGCACTTTCCAGACAAACAATCCAGTTTCTGGGTTGTAGTCAAGCGCATCCTTAAAAAAGGATGTGTTTTTGTTCATGTCGTGTCCGTCAGATTAAAGCAGGCGTTTCGGAATCATCATGCCGACACCCTGCTGTTTACGTTTGATATGTCCATCAAGGGAATAGCGGACTGCGTCCCAGGTATGCTCATCCCCGTCGGCCAGCTTCGGCAATACCTCACCAGTGATCCGGTCCGTTTTGTACGACCACATGCTGGCCTCACGCGCCACGTTCTTGCAACGCGGGTGAATAATGATTTCGTCAAAGCCGCGAAGATGCGCTATCCCGTCCTCAACGCTCCCCTGCCATTTCTCGGCGGCCGAGATGTTGAAGCCCTGGCGCTTGAGATAGCTAATCGTCTCGGGTCGTGCCGAGTCGGCCTTGATGGGCCAGTCACGCGATCCGGGAATTGTGTCGTATAGCTTTGGCATGTGGTCGAGCTCTGTCTGCTGACCGTATGCCTCGTATTCGATGTACAGCCGGTTGTGCAGGATGAACGAACGCACCAGTGTATTAGGGTCTTTGGCAAAACCGAAGTCGGCACCGAAGAACAGGCGCTCAGCTTCTTTCCAGAGGTTTTCCGAGAACTCGGCAATCCGGTATTTACCTGCCAGCACCTGCTTATCTGAGTTTTCGAGATAAGCCCCTTCCCACACCCATGCGTATGTTGCCGGGTCGAGGCGGCGCTGATCGTTCTGTCGCTCACCTTCAAGCACGTCCGGGAACCACGGATTATCCGTATAGTTCATCTCAACGGTGATACAGTCGTCGCCAGCTTCTTTGCGGAAACGCTTATCCGTGGCGCTTCCGTCTCGCTCCGGGTTCCACGTTACCCAAATCTCTGATCCCTCTTCACGAACTGTCGGGCTCAGCTTCTGCCAGGCTATTTCGCTGACTGATTCAGCCTCATCCACCCAGCAAAGCAGGATGCGCGCTTTCGACTTGATGCTGTCGAGGTTATGCCGCAGACCGCAAAAGACGTAATTAACGCTTTTGTCGATGGTGCGGATGTACTTCTCGCCGATATCAAAGTTGTCGGCCAGCCAGGGGACAGACAGGATCGCCTGTTTCACCTCCTGCATGCTCGACTCTTCCAGCGAGTTCATGAACTCACGCGCGCAGAGAATTACGCCGCTTTCACCGTTCATCATTGCCTGATATGCCTTCACAGCAGTCATCAGTGCAAATGTGCGCGTCTTCGCGCTCCCTCGACCACCGTGAGAGCACCGGTAACGTTTATTTTCTGCTGTGAACAGTGATGCAAGCTTCGCGGGAATCGGGAGTTGAACGGCTTCACTCATGATTTCGGCTCAACTGGTAATAGCTGGATGATGGTCGGCTTCGGCGTCATTGTCCCGTCAGACGACTTATGGTCAACCGTCTCTTTGAAAGCATTCACATCAATATGCTTACCAAGAAGTTCAAGGTTCTTCACCTTGTCAGGCCATTTAATTTTCTTGAGAAGCGCGGCGGTGTTTCCCTCTGAGGACATCTCAACGACATCCAAGCCGGATAGGGTCGTACGCCATACCTTTGGCCATTCAGCTACCGGCTTCAGTTCTCCGGTCGAGGTAAGGATGTCGAGCACGTCCATCTGATCAATTTCCACAAGGCGAGCAAGGACATACCGGGAATTGATAGATACATCCTCGTTGCGCTTCGCTTTAAGTTCGGCGATTCTGGACTGAATGTCAGGTTTTGACATGTTTTCGGACGCAGTGCGGTTAGCTGTCTTAGCGCTGTACCCCGCCCGAATAGCCGCTTGCGTGGCGTTTAAATCGATGAGGTACTCGCGACAGAACATTTCTTGTTTGTCGGTGAGTGCCATGTGTTCTCTTTAATATGGAAATCAGATATGAGTAACTCTTCTACTGGAAGAAAAGCGCTTTACCAACTTGGCGATTCTGTGTATTTGAAATCAGGCGGTCCAGAAATGTCGGTATTTGATATACAAAAATACGGGGGCGCCTTTACTGGGAATTACACTTGCCAATGGTTTGCAGGAAAAAAACTTGAAAAAGGAATTTTTGCAGAAGAGTCATTGACAAATACTAACCCAAAGCCATAAACCCAAACGCGCCGAAACTGTCTATTTCTGCTGTTTCGGACTGGATGATGTTGACGCTTCAAAAAGATGGATGTCTTTACCAGCAAGATGTTGTCGATTATTTAGTCAAAGAAGACAACGAGCAGCATCTCAAAGAGAATGCAGATGGCAACCAAGCGCTATCAACAAAGTTGATCAATAAATTCCGAGTTGATAGCGGAGAAAATGTCGTTTGGGTTAAGCCAGATAAATATTGGCGATACCGCGTTCCTGAAGACGAAGAAGGCCGAGAGGCTCGCGGTTAATACATAGGGCGGTCACTCGCCCTTTTCTTCGATACTCTTTTCCAATGGAGTGAACTGCACACGCTTCACATCGGCAGGAGCGAAATACAGCCACTGGCCCATCTCCGTCGCCAGCGGAACAAAGCCGTTGACCAATTCAGGCTGGCGTCGTGACATCTTGCCCGTGAAGGTTTCGCCTGTTTGGGTGGTTAGCGTGATTTGGTAGATGTCTGACATGATTACCTCTTTGCCTTGTCGCAGCTGTTGCCCTGCTTATCAGAAGTGCTTAGCCACTTACGGCTTACCCGTCAGCAAGATGTGATCACCATCCTTGCGGGGTTACACAGATCATTATCTAAGCCAATCGGAAATGGCTTCTGTAATGACTCTGCTTCTTCTACCACAGCGCAGATTAGCTGATATGAGCGCAAACCCCGCATTGATTGAATATGGTATTGAGCGGGTAAATCGCGGTATGACCTGTTATTGATTAACACCATCCACTCGCACGGGGATGTTCCGCTATAGCGGCGTGGTCTTCGTTAAGGTGGTGAGACAGCGACAGGACGGCGCGGTGTTGATTACTTAATGAGGGTTGCAGCGTATTCGATAAGGTAAAGCTTCGGAGCCAGCAAGATTTTCAGCCATGTCATCTTCGTCACAACTACAATCACCCATAGCCCCCAGAATAACAGCACTGCGGCTCCTGGAACTATCAGAAAGCTGAGTTCTCCTTTGCTATCCCATACCATTGTTGGGCTGTATTTTGGATTGCCCCTATCCCAGGAATATCCTTCATTGTCAAACTTGCCTACTTCTACTTTTCTGCACTGTCTCTTCACAAACCAGAAAACTAAAGGGATAGTTGAAATAGCTATCAGCGTCATAATCAGGCTGTGTACCATATTCCATACCAGCAACTGATGAATCACCTCAGGTATCTGCGCCTGACTAAACGAAACTGCTGCATCAATGCCGTTACTCGCCTTTTGCAGAAGCTCTACGAGAATCTTGTTTGCTTGCTCGTTCATTATGCCGCTCCTTGCATTTTGCTAGCTGCCAGCTGCCCGGCAATCCACTGGATTCCTTTAGGCGTAAACTTCACCTGAGTGAACGCATGACCATTTCCGGCTTCACCAGTTTTCACGGTGAAACGACCTGCATCGAGATGCTGTGCGTATGGCGTCATCTTTCCTGCAAGGCGGTACATGATGCTGTGGTCTAGAAGGAACAGCCGGAAGTCACTTTCTTTCACCTTCAGAAGCTTTGCAGCCTCTCGGAATCCGATAAGACCCGTTGCCTCTACGTAATGGTCGACAAACTCAGCTTTAGGCGCTGCAATAGCAAGCTTGCTCTCCAGTACAGCCTTCTGTTCAGCAAGGTCTGCCGCGAGCCTCAATGCTTCAGGCAAGCTTTGTGGAATTTGTGGTCCGTGCATCACCTTGAGTTTTGCAAGTACAGAACGTCGCACTGCTTTGGACTCTCGCATACCTATCAGGGTCATTTGCTCCATATTGAGCATGTAACCCTTAACAGCTCGCCGTGCACCCTGCGAGGTGGTCGCGTAAAAAGTTTCCTCGACCCCTAAATCATCTATTTCATCCACAACGCGGGAAAGGAAGTGACGATTTTCAACCTCAGGCTGCCCAAACTCTATTCGTGCTGGGTTAATGATGTTGTTCATGAAGTCCAGGCTACTCATGGACACTTCTGCTTCTACTGCAATCAGATTGGTCATTGCGTTTACCTTATAAAAATGAGCCTCGTTGCCCAGAAACACCGCCCACAGAGAAGCCGCCGCTTATAACGGTGATTCTCCGAAGCTCATTTCTGTAAGACTCTGTGACTTAATCGCGCCGGGCATGGCGCTCAGACACAAAAAAGCCCGACCGAAGTCAGGCTGTTCTGTATAGTGGGTGACGAATCACTTCAGGCACTGCGTACTGATGTATTCCTGCAATGTTCTTAGCGCTGATTGGTCACTGATAATCCCATCTCTGATACTGAGAACGTTTCGTCCAGCAACTGGAGAGAGTTCGACGGTGGCATCATTGCCCAAGCCGGAGGTGCTGGAGGTTTCGGCTGTGGCTGGCAATGGACACTTGCCTTTGACGAGCACCCTGCCACCATTATCAAGCTTGCGCTTAAGAGAATCGTTCTGAGCCTTAGCATCAGAAAGCTCCTTTGTGTATTTGGCATCGAGTGCCGCTACGTCTCTCTGCCTGACCTGCATGTCAGTGATGGTGGCATTTGCCAGAATGAGTTGCTCTTTGGCTTTATCACGCTGCTCTTTGTAGGTGATGGCGTTATCACGGTAATGATTAACAGCCCATGACAGACAGACGATGATGCAGATAACCACAGCGTAGATGATTGCGGTTAACCGACTCATGACATCAACACCCCAACGGCCAGAAACCACGGCCACGCATCGTTGCCATTGAATGCGAGCAACGTTGCCATGAAAAAGCAAATCATGCTCATTGCTGCCCCCACAAACAGACTTCTCGCTCAATCTCACGACGAGTCATCAGGCCTTTCCATTGCTTACCGCCAGCGTATGTCCAGCGACGTAGCTGATCACATGCGCCTTTGATGTCACCCTGATTTATTTTGCGAAGAAGTGTCGATGTTCTGAAGTTTCCTGCGCCAACATTGTAAACGAACGAGTAAAGAGCGCCACGCGTTGTTTCCGGTATATCGACTTTGATGTACGGGTTAATTTGCCTGGCGACAGTGGCAAGGTCTTTATTCAGGAGGGTTTTACATTCTGCTTCGGTATACGTTTTACCAGGCATGATGTCTTTTCCGGTGTGGCCATAACAAACAGTCAACACACCAACTACGTCCTTATATGGTTTGTATCTGACACCTTCCAGACCATCGTTACCACCGGGGCCAGTGATTAACACAGATGCTATGGCAATAGCCCCGCCACTTATCGCCGCTATTACGCTATTTCTGAGCGCCGGTGACATTCCCATTCAATCTGTCCTCGCGCTCTTTGCGCTTGTAGTACCAGTTGATGCCAAATGTGCCGACAGTACAAAGAATACCAATGATTACAGCCCAGTCATTCAGGGAGAGAATGCCACCCATCGCAGTCAGTCCTCCGAAGCTGTAACTGAACCATTCTCTGATTTTGTCCATACGGTACATGCTCTACCCCCTTTATTGAGGGGATTTGCTCTATTTAATTAGGAATAAGGTCGATTACTGATAGAACAAATCCAGGCTACTGTGTTTAGTAATCAGATTTGTTCGTGTCCGATATGCACGGGCAAAACGGCAGGAGGTTGTTAGCGTAACCTCCTGCCACCCGCTTTCACGAAGGTCATGTGTAGAAGGACGCAGCATAACTATCACTGACGAATTCAGGATAGCCAGTGGCTACGGCTCAGTTATGGTGCTGGTTAACGGACTTGAACCGCTACCCATTCGCTTACAAGGCGACTGCTCTACCATTGGAGCTAAACCAGCATGTTTGGCGGGACAGCGTGGACTCGAACCACGATAAGAAGGTTAACAGCCTTCCGTAATAACCTTTATACGACCGACCCAAAATAAAAAAGCCCCACGGAATCCGCAGGGCCTACTTTCAAATCCACCTTAACAAAGGACGGATTTCTACTGTTAGGGTTATGATATTCTACTTTTCGTCATTTTGCAATATGCAATCGTTATCGGAATAAAACTTAGCTGGTAACTTTCGATAAAACTACATTTGCAGCAGACTCCTCCATTTCAACCTTGCTAATTAATGACTCATAGAATGGCTTAATAGCCTTATCCCATACGCCTGGTGAAATTGCATCGGTGAACTGACATATTGCACGAAAGCATGAAGCTGCAGGTATGCGCTCATACCCACGCCCTGAGCACTGCTTGCAGGGTGAATAAACTGGAACGCCCTGTAGTTCTGATTTCTTCCTGTCCAGCGCTACGCCACGCCCGCGGCATTTAACGCAAGATGTAGATACAACACCTGCGCCATTGCATTTAGTGCATAGTGATTCCGTTACCTCCACAGCCGTCTTTGCAGGAGTTTTCTCTCCACACCCGGGATGTTTAACGATCCGCTTCTTTTTCCTTAATACTCCGCGCCCCTTGCAGCACGAACACATGACATTACTAGCTGCCGACCGGCAGTAATCCTGATACGCGAAAGTTGCGAGCGTTTGCACTACTTTCCCTTTAACATTGGTATCAAGTTTGCGCAAGGCAGCCACCTTGTCGCAATGCTTCATCCCATGCTGTACCAGTAACTGAATTGCCTTACGCTTATCGTTGTCGCTCAGGTTCATCTTGCCGCTGAAAGCACTGAACCCGAGCGGAGCGCGACTTTGCGCCATACCAAATGCTGCCATCACATCGGTATTAGTCAGTGAGTCTGATGCCGTTGCTCTCGGTGAATCTGATAGTTGAGGAGACTTCGGAGAGTGGAATTTCACAGTGTTTTCCAAATTCATGCAGCATCGCCTCCCGATGTCTTGTTCAATCCAAGCCGGTTCACCAGTTCGCGCTCTCGCTCATGCAGATATTCCATTGCCTTCTGGTGTTGCTCCGTCATCTCTCTGACGCTGCGTAATTCAGCCTCGTCACGTTCACGCTGCTGTTTCGCCTGGTTAATGCTGGTTACGGTCATAAACACCTCTCCCGCCCTGATGAATCATTAAAACGCCGTTAACGATGGCGTGATACCTGGCTTCTTTGTCGTACAGATAGCGCCTGACTGTGTTGCGGTGGCAAGATAAGCGCCTGGCTACTTCTGTCTGGTTTCCGTATGTCTCTATGAGCATGTCTGGAATGGTTTTGACAGTGTGTGTCATGCGGCCTCCAGTAGTTCCGTAATCATTGGCAAATTCCCGCACGTCTCAGTCACTACCAGCACAAGCATTCCGCCTTTAATCGCCTGACAGCGCTTGATGCGCATATCGTCTATCTGGCCGTCATCCAGCCAGAATCCCGCACTGGTGAGTGCGTCAAAAACTGCCTTTGGCAAATTGTCCAGGTCGCGTTTGCGGTTATCGGGAGGTGCTGCGTGGATGGTGATTCTGATGCGTGGTGTTATTTTGATGTCTAACTGTTGTTGCTGAATTATTTCGATTACTTCTCGCCGGTATCGCTTTCCCCAATCGCTGATGTAGTGGATTCCTCGTGAGTGACGCCAGTAGCGATTATTGGATGGAGGCCACGGCAACGCTATACGGTATTCGTTCATCGCACTGTTACCCTCCCTTCGCGTGTTAACTTTTGCAACGTTAAGACAATGGCGCGGTCCATTTCTGAGCGTCGCTCTTCCCGGCTTAAATCTTTTCCGTTGTCGATGCGCTCATGGCATGGCGGGCAAAGCGCCGCTGTTAGGCTGTCGTCAACCTTTAGCCCTATTCCCTTTCCTTCGTTGCGATGCGCAGCCTGAACTCCATATCGACCACACAGAACGCAGCAATCTATCTCCCTTACTGCCTGAAGCCATTTATTGCTCCTGAATATCCTCATTAGACATATCTCCATTCGGATCTCGATATACCAGCCATTCGTTGATGCATTCTGCACAGGCGTAAATTTCATCAGGTGCCAGTTGCTTGTTACATCCTGCGCACATTGCCCTTGCTATGCTCTCTTGCTCATAACTTCGATTGGGGTCAATCATCGCGTTTTCCTCATGCGGTTCCACTTGGACTGCAACAACCCATAGACATAATCGAATGTTTTTACGTCAGATTCTTTTGGGATTGGCTTGGGTTTATTTCTGGAGCGTTTCGTTGGAAGGTATTTGCAGTTTTCGCAGATTATGTCGGTGATACTTCGTCGCTGTCGTCTCATGCCGCCCTGTCTCCCCATCGCGCTTTCCACTCCAGAGCCAGTCTCGCTTCGTCTGACCACTTAACGCCACGCTCTGTACCGAATGCCTGTATAAGCTCTAATAGCTCCGCAAATTCGCTTACACGCATCCTGCTGGTTGACTGGCCTATTACCACAAAGCCATTCCCGGCAAGGTTAGGAACAACGTCCTGCTGCTTTAATGCTGCGGTAAACACACACTTCCAGCTTTCTGCATCCAGCCAGCGGCCATGCCATTCAACCTGACGAGAGACGTCACCTAAGCAGGCCCATAGCTTCCTGTTTTGGTCTAAGCTGCGGTTGCGTTCCTGAATGGTTACTACGATTGGTTTGGTTGGGTCTGGAAGGATTTGCTGTACTGCGTGGATAGCGTTTTGCTGATGTGCTGGAGATCGAATTTCAAAGGTTAGTTTTTTCATGACTTCCCTCTCCCCCAAATAAAAAGGCCTGCGATTACCAGCAGGCCTGTTATTAGCTCAGTGATGTAGAAGGTCATTGCTTCATCTCCCTTTCCATTTCATCAATGTCAACGTCATCAGGAAGATGGGAGCAATACGCCGCTATACCATGATGATTTATCTCATACCCTTTGAACGTTACCATCTGGTGCGTAATCTCAACTTCGTTCAGGAATCCGTCATCGCATAACTGCCTGGCTATTTTCGATTTGGTCTGGATTATTGGTAGTTCCTGTTCTTTCAAAGCGCATGATATTTGTGCATCCCATGCCTTTTCGAGAATGGCTAATTGTTTTTTATTCATTGCCTTACCTCCATAAGCGCCCTATTAATAAACGCCGTCATTGGATTTGCACATCCCCACCCCGTACCATCTGGATTTCTTTTAATTGGCTCCTTCTTCACTTTGCGTTTTGCATAAATAACCGTCTTCCACTTACGCTCAACAACACTCAAATGCCCTTGTTTCACCATATGCCTTGCTGCTTGAGCGATTCTGTTATTTGGTATTCCGGTAATCAGTGCTAATTCATGTGGGGAGAATTGTTCATGAGTTTTCAGATATTCCAGGATGATTTCTTTTCCAGTCACGATCTGCTCCTGTAACTATCCCATGTAAACGCAAGGGTGCACCCGCCGCCATCATTCATCCTATCAATAACACGCTCACCAATGAATGCCGAAAGTTCATCTTTGCTCTGATTACTAATCAGGATTGTTGGCTTCATGTATTCATATCTGGTGTTGATAATTTCGAACATGATTAGCTTTTCAGCATCACTGCCGAACTGCACGCCAACCTCATCGATAATTAGCAGGTCAGGTTTAGTGAACTGTCGGATCACTTCATCCTCTGTGCGGGTGGAGTTTTTCGACCATGTTGATTTATATTCTCTGGCAATTTTCAGCGCCGTTGTGAAAATAGCTGAGCTTTGATGTTCCGTAATTGCGTGCCGGGCGATAGCCAGTGCAAGATGATTCTTTCCAGTACCAGGCTTTCCACACATAACCAGCCCACCGCCTTTCTGTAACCTCTCAGGCCATTTGCTGGCGTATGCCTGACACACCCTGAGCACTCTCTTTGCATCGTCGTTGACTGGCTCGTAGTTCTGTAGTGTGCAACCCTTGAATCGTTCAGGAATATCAAGATTATTCAACAGAAATTCGACATTGCGCTTACGTGATTCTTCGTCGATTTTAATCTTCTCTGCCTGTAGCCGAATAAGCTCATCTCTCATGCATTCCGGGCATTCGCTAGGTCTTGAGGCAAACTTAATTGGCCCAGTCGAGTAACGGTTACGCTGCTCAAACTCACCGTGTTTTTCACAGATGCCAGTGCCAATTTCTACAGCTGTATGCTCGATAGCAATTGGCGGAGAACTCAATTCTGCAAGTTTTTTCTCCAGTTGGGAGATCTTTTCATCCAGCGTCATGTTCACTCCTGCGCCCATGAAGGCATTTCAGTTTGTCCGTAATCTTTGGCGGCAAAGTTTTCCTGCATAGCTCGATGCTGCGGCCTCGGTTGAGGTTTCCCCTTTGGAGTCTTGGGCTCAAAAATCCCCTGCCAACCACTGGCGATGCTCTGGTTTATAATTTCTTCAGGTGTATATCCCTTCTCCAGACTTCTGCTTAGAACGTTGATAGCCTGAGTGACACTTTGCTTAGACTTGATCGACTTACCTATCTCCTTGCGATAGGTAACCCACGACAACCATGTTTCTGCTGATAACCAATCAGGCAACTCTGTTTCTAGCGGGTCGAACTTCTGAGAAACTTTTTTGGGGGATATAGGGGGTTTATTAATATTTTCTTTTGTCTTTAAAGAATGTCTTTTGTGTGTCTCTAACTTCGAGACATTGAGTGTCTCTAATTTGGAGACATTTTTTGTCTCTAACTTCGAGACAAAGTTGCTAACTTGGAGACACTTGCTGAATTGCCACGCAGATACCTCCCTGTTTACACCGATTTTATTTCCATCCATAAACAGGCAATTCATTGAAATCAGTTCTTTTTTAGCCTTGTTAACATTCTGCCTTGACAGTCCTGTTAACTGAGCAATTTGCTCATCGGCTATTCGATCTGTTTTCTTATTGAATCCATATGTTTTCCGGACGTAGGCCAGCATAACTTTCAACTGGCGAGCGGTTAAATCGGCACTTGCGATAGCTTCCAGCAGCTCGTTAGCGAATCTGGTGTAACCATCATCGATATCAGCCACTCTTAGCTCCTCTTCGGCAAAGTTACCTCTGCCGAAGTTGATTATTTTTGCTGTATTTGTCATAATGACTCCTGTGGATTGATCCAGTCTTTCTACATCAGGCCTCAAAACTGTTCCCGCAGTCTTGAGGCTTTTCTTTTGTCAGCAGATGCGCAACTTTCTTTGCCAGTTCTGCCAACTCCTCATCCTCGACACCCCACTCCAGAACCGCCAATAACATCCCCATCTTCGGAATGAAATCGCCTTTCCATCGTGAAATTTGAGATTCGTTAATGCCTAACGCATCAGCGACTTTACGCTGTCCACGAATAGCTATCCGGTTAAGGATGCTGCTGGTAATTGCGTTGGCTTTCTTGCGAGTGCTTGTGAGTTCCATATGTGAACATTCCTGTAGTTAATAGTTAGTTGTGCGCATTCGTTGATGCGCTTTGAAATAGGTTTACCGCGTTGTCGGCGGTTCAGATTGGTAAAGAGCGGGTACTTCTTAGGCGGCCCTGGAGCCACGTTTCTTGCCGTACAGTAACCAGAGCGGGTCGCACTGGAGAGCTGCGGCAAGCTCAAACAGGAAGCGCGGACGTTGCGTAGAACCTGCTTCAATTTGCTGTATTGATTGCTGCTTCATCCCAGCTTTCTCAGCTAATTGCGCCTGTGTCAGATTCAACTCCATGCGCTTCTGTTTGAGGCGTTCGGAAATTGTATTCATTACTCACCTCCACAGTTTTATCTGTATTGTCTAACAGTTACTTCTGTTTGTCAAATACAGCTTTAACTGTGACGATGTGAGGAAATGGAGAGGAAGCTATGAGCCTTGCAGAACGGGTAAAACAAAGAAGAATTGAGCTGGGTTTGACTCAAACTGAAGCAGCAGAAAAAGCTGGAATCAGGCAGCAATCTTGGGCGAGTATTGAAGAAGGAAAGACATTAAAGCCACGGAACATTGTTGGTATTGCTGAATCTCTTCGCTGTGACCCGTCATGGCTGGTTAATGGTGGCAACTTCCAGCCTGTTAGCGAGGTGAACACAAGGAGGATTCCATTGATCAGCTATGTACAAGCTGGCGAAATGGCAACTAAAGGACCTATAGAGGCCCTTGATGGATCTTGCGAGTACGTCATGACTGACATGGACTGGTCGCAATACACCTTTGCTCTAAAGATTGTTGGCGATTCTATGGAGCCTGATTTTAAGGCTGGCGATGTGATAATCGTGGACCCGGAAATCGAACCAGCCCCTGGAGAGTTTGTGGTTGCGAAAAATGGCGAACACGAGGCCACATTCAAGAAATACCGCCCAACCACTCTTGCAGAAGATGGCAGGCAGCACTTTGAATTGATACCGCTTAACGACGATTATCCTGTAATGCGAAGCATTGATCGCCACATCCAGATTATCGGGACGATGGTTGAACACCGGATTTATCGCCGGAAGAGATAGTCAGCATCATAGGAAAGGTAGTTAAGGCGCAGTGGCCTGAAGAGACGTTTGGGTGATAGAGAATGACGAAAGAATGTCATTTGCCCGCCACACTTTAACAAGGATAATCATATGGTTAATGAGATTAAAGCGATATCACCCCGCCAAGGGAATCTCCAGCTATTCCCTGTAAAAGAGGTAGAAGTTGAAGGTGTGGCAATGGGCGTTCTTAATGACGGAACACCATATCTCACCGGTCGGGGACTGGCGGAAATGTGTGGTGTGCATCATAGCGTAATACAGGATATTTCTTCTGATTGGGCTAGCGAACGACTTAAGCCTCGAGGTAGAAAAATTGATTCTGTTCTCCTCGATCAGGGTATCGATGTTGAGTCACTTTACATACCATCTTCAGAAACTAAACGTGACCATTATCCGTACCCTGACTATGTATGCATGGCAATTCTTGAGTATTATGCATTCGATGCAAGCCAGGCAAACAATGCCATAGCCCTTAGAAACTATCGACTTTTAGCAAGACAAACGCTTCGTGAGTTTATATTTAGAAGCGTTGGCATCGATCCAAGAAACCCAGTTAGCGGTGCTTGGAAATGCTTCCAAGAGCGCATAATTCTTAATGATAAAATTCCAGCAGGATTCTTTAGCGTCTTTCGTGAAATGGTCGACATCACAGTGCCTCTTATTAATGCTGGGTTTGAATTGGGACCGAAAACCGTTCCAGATATTAGCGTCGGAACTAGGTGGTCAAATCACTGGAAACGTAACAAACTGAGCGAAAAGTACGGAGATGTGCAGAAGCATCCTCACGTATATCCGGACTGGTTTCCGCAGAGTAAAGCGGGGAACTTGCCAGCGAACATTTACCCCGAGGAGGCTTTAGGCGAGTTCCGTAGATGGCTTCGCGAAGAGTATGTGCCTAAAGGGTTTAAAGACTATTTAGCAGATAAGGTTCAACAGAAAGTAATCGAAAACACAAAAGCTATTGAGGTCTTAGAAAGCCTCCAGAGACCAGAACTTCCCAACAAAAAAAACTAACATCACCCCGGCCACCGAGCCGGGTTTTTTATTGCCTATTCAGCCCACCCCTCGGCATCTCGCTTATCCTGAAGCTCTTTTACCCTACTCATATCCTTTCGCTTCTTCATAATCGTTATTAGCTGTCGGTATCCGTGGTGAGCTGGAACAAAGAACTCCTGCCCAGGGAAATCCCTTTCCCACTTTTCTTTCAAAGCCTCAAAAGCCAACGGCGCGAATGCTACTGACTGTTCGCACAGTTGTATCGCTCTTTCAAGATGATCGCCCTCATCCCTCATCTTGTAATGCGCCTTGATCTGCTCTTGCAATTCAAAATGCACCTGCACCTTCTGGTCTGCCGACAGCCAACTTAGTTTTTCTAACCACTCATTGATATCCATAACATGCTGAACCTTTGAGACCTGAGTGAGTTAATTCTACACAACCAGTACGAGCATGGAACCTCAACATTTTTTTTACCTTCAAAAACAACCACATCTGTTTCAATCTACAAATTTTACAGTTTTATCTGTTGACGTTATTACAGTTTTATCTGTATCTTTAGTCCAACAGCAGGAAGCTGGTAGCCAAAACGGAAAGGCAATGCTCTTTAACTTTGATGGTGCGCTGACAAAGCGCGAACAGATACCAAACGAGATGGGTTTGGCGGTGGTGTGAAATGCAGCTGCACAGACAGCAACCAGAAGATAAGCATCTGGCGCATCACCACCAAAGCCATTTCACATGAGGAATAAATCATGACGGTAATCACTTATGGGAAGTCAACGTTTGTTGGTAATGCCAAAACTCGCCGTCATGAGCGGCGCAGGAAGCTTGCAATGGAGCGCGACACCATCTGCAATATCATTGATTCAATTTTTGGCTGCGATGCTCCTGATGCTTCTCATGAGGTTAAAGCCAAAAGAATTGACCGCGTTACCAAAGCCATTTCGCTTGCCGGAACGCGTCAGAAGGAAGTTGAAGGAGGATCTGTACTTCTTCCAGACGTAGCACTTTACGCGGCTGGTCATCGTAAGTGCGGGCAAATTACCGCTAGATAATTATTCAGGCAGCAAACCTCTCATCTAATCAGGTCGCAATGCGGCCTTTTTTATTGCCAAAATTTAAGGAATAACAACATGACCAAAGAAATTGTGACATTCAAGGGATTTAACAAAGACCTAAAGTGCCGTGGCTTTCAGTTTGCAATCGGTGAAACCTTCCATCACGATGGAAAAGTAGAGGCTTGCGGTTCTGGATTTCACGCCTGTGAATGTCCTTTCGATGTTTTCAGTTATTATCCGCCGGCAGAAAGCCGCTATGCGGAAACAATATCTTTTGGTATTACAGACAGTGAAGAAGGAGGTGACACTAAAATAGCCAGTTCCAGTATCACAATTAAGGATGAGTTAACGCTTCCTCAGTTCATTCAACGTGGTATCGAATGGATTTGGAGCAAGATAGATAAGTCTCTTGAGCAGCAGATCATGTGTGGCAACCGGTCAGCAGCAACCAACACTGGCAACCAGTCAGCAGCAACCAACACTGGCGACTGTTCAGCAGCAACCAACACTGGCGACTGGTCAGCAGCAACCAACACTGGCTACCAGTCAGCAGCAACCAACACTGGTAACCGATCAGCAGCAACCAACACTGGCGACTGGTCAGCAGCAACCAACACTGGCTACCAGTCAGCAGCAACCAACACTGGCGACTGTTCAGCAGCGGAAGTGTCTGGATCGCAATCCGTAGCGGCATCACTCGGAATAGAAGGAAAAGCCAGGGCATCTGAAGGCGGAGCTATTGTGCTTTGCTATCGAGATGAAGATGGCGAGTTAATTCATATTCGAGCAAGCAAGGTTGGCGAGAACGGTATTATGCCGAATACATGGTATCAACTGGATAAAGATGGTGAGTTTGTAGAGTGTGAGTGATGCACTTAATGCGGATTCTGTGATTCCGCATTGCGAGCAATATCGCTCGTAACCAAACGAGGACGACGACTCGTTCTGGTTAATCGAAAAATCATCCCTTGATGTTATTTGCCGCTCGCAGTCAGGGCGGCTTTTTTACCAGTATATCAATAGCGCTTCATATCGAGGCGTTTTCGCTATGCCAATAAATAAAAATGGAGAATCCCACGATGACATTTGCTATCGCGGGCGGTGCCGTCATGGGTATCGCACACCTTAATGAATCACTTTTAGAGCGTATCACCAGAAAATTACGGGCCGGATGGAAACGTCTCGGTGAAATTCTTAATCAGCCAGGAGTGCCACGCCATGACCATTACTCCTGTTAATGGAACAATTCTTGTTCAGCAAGGAAACAGGGAGTTCAACAAGCTATATGAGAAAGTATTTCCGGATACAAAACAGGGAATGTCTGATGCGTATACATGGGCTGCCGGAATAGCTCTTGGTTGGGATAAGTGGCAGGACGAAGAATGGGAGGCGCGTCATGTTGCATGATTTTGATGATGAAGAATTTATTGCTCTCAGTTCTCCTGAAATTGAGGAAGAAGTGGAGCAGCAAATTAACTTAGCCGCAGAACGGCAGAATCCGGTTATTAGCTGGGATGAATTTGCAGGGTATTACTCATGAATCTGGATCAGTTAGATGAGCCGTTCGCAGCTGAAGATATCGAATGGCGAATACAGCAAAGTGGTAAAACACGCGATGGCAAAGTATGGGCTATGGCGCTGGCTTATGTCACGAACAGGGCAATCATGAAACGCCTGGACGATGTTTGCGGCAAAGCAGGATGGCGCAATGAATACCGCGATATACCCAACAACGGTGGCGTTGAATGCGGCATATCAATCAAGATTGATTCCGAATGGGTAACTAAATGGGATGCTGCTGAAAACACACAGGTAGAAGCCGTCAAAGGCGGTCGCTCTGGCGCAATGAAGCGTGCTGCCGTTCAGTGGGGAATTGGTCGGTATCTCTATAACCTTGAGGAAGGTTTTGCGCAGATATCCAGTGATAAGAAACAAGGATGGCACAGGGCCAAACTGAAGGATGGAACAGGATTTTACTGGCTCCCTCCATCGCTGCCGGACTGGGCCATGCCAGCATCATGCAATCAACCATCACCAGAAAATACCAACCAGAAATCTCCATCGGTTGACTGCGAACAAATCCTGAAAGACTTCAGCGATTATGCGTCAACAGAAACTGACAAGAAAAAACTCATCGAGCGTTATCAGCGTGACTGGCAATTAATGGCTGGCAACGAGGAGGCGCAGGCTAAATGCGTTCAGGTAATGAACATCAGAGTTAACGAACTAAAACAGGCGGCATAAATGGCAAGCAGAGGCGTAAATAAGGTGATTATCCTTGGTCGGGTAGGACAAGACCCGGAAGTTCGATACTCACCATCAGGAACAGCGTTCGCTAACCTGACAATAGCCACGTCAGAACAATGGCGAGATAAAAATACTGGCGAGCAAAAGGAATTGACTGAATGGCATCGTGTTGCTGTATCCGGGAAACTGGCTGAGGTCGTGGGGCAGTATGTGAAAAAAGGTGATCAGATTTATTTCGAGGGAATGCTGAGAACCAGAAAGTGGAAAGACCAGTCAGGGCAAGACCGTTACACAACCGAGGTTCATGTCGGAATTAATGGCGTGATGCAGATGCTTGGCGGCATTGGCGACAGCAAACAACAAGCAGCCAGCAGGCAATCACAGAAGCCACAGCAGCAATCATCACCAGCACAACACAACGAACCTCCGATGGATTTTGACGACGATATACCCTTTGCACCAGTAACTCTCCCCTTCCCTCGTCACGCTATTCACGCAATTTAATCAGGAGAAAATCATGCCAGCGCCTCTGTATGGTGCGGATGACCCACGCCGCTGTTCCGGCAATTCCGTCTCGGAGGTGCTGGATAAATTCAGAAAAAACTACGACCTGATAATGTCACTACCGCAGGAAACGAAAGAGGAAAAGGAATTTCGCCACTGTATATGGCTTGCAGAGAAAGAAGAACGCGAGCGAATTTACCAGACATCCATCCGACCATTCCGCAAAGCAACTTACACCAAATTCATTGAAATAGACCCGCGCCTTCGTGATTACCGTTCGCGTTACGGCGCTATCAGCAATAACTGAGGAATTCATCATGAGAGGTTTGTCCTACGACCCCGGCATCCTTCCATCGGAAATGATTATTCGACACCGCTTTAAGCCCATCAACGATATTCCACGCGAAGAAATTCTTAAGCGAAATATTTTCGGTTCTGTTAATGACAACAAATATCTGAATGCGATGTTGCGGAGTGGGAAGAAATGAAACAAATGTCACTAATTGAGATGGATGGATTTCTGAAAGGTAAATGCATCCCTCGAGATTTAAAGGTTAACGAAACAAACGCTGAATATCTTGTCCGTAAATTTGCTGAAGCGGAGGCCAAGTGCGCGGCGCTGGCGGCGGAGAATGCGGCAATGCATGAAACTATTGAAGCCGTTCGGAGTGTTGCGGATAACTCCAGTGGAATTGCCGGATGGCATTTGAATGGCGATATCGCTACATGGGAAGAGATTCTTCCTGAAATTAACGATATCGAAACCCAAGCCACCGATGCTTTTCTGGATGAAGTACGGGCGCAGGGCGTGGAGATGTTTGCTGACCATCTGTTGTGCCCAGACCTTGATGACACTATCCGTGACTTTGCTGCCCAGCTTCGCAAAGGAGGCAACCAGTGAGCGAAATTAATTACCAGGCACTGCGTGAGGCGGCGGAACATGCAATTCCAGCAATGGAACGCCTGTTAATGTTGCCAGCTGATGATGATTTGTTAACTGAACAGGAACTTAAGGATTACGGTGTGGATATTGATGCGCTCAACGCCTTCAAATTTCTGACCGGACCAGAAACCATGCTGGCACTACTGGATGAACGGGAAAGAAACCAGCAATACATCAAACGCCGCGACCAGGAGAACGAGGATATTGCGCTTACGGTTGGGAAGCTGCGAGTTGAGCTGGAAGCAGCAAAAAAGCGCATGACAGAACAAAGCGCGATTGTAGCTGCTGCTGAAAAACTGGTTCGCTGCAAAGGTCGTTATCACAGCGAACTGAATTACCGGGCGCTGGCAAAACTTTTTGGTGTCATTACGCCGGATTTACCACCACTTGTGCATGAAAACGTTCATTACGCAGACGCTGCTGAGGTGGAAATTACAGCATTACGCCAGCGCATAGCAGAACTGGAGGCGAAACTTGAAACTGCTGACAAGTTGCAGGATAGCGCATTCCGTGACGGCCTGAAAGCCGGGTTCAGTTATGGGCAGACAGATGACCAATCCGGGTTCGCGCAGTGCATGTCCGCATATAGCACACGCGCTGGCATTGGCGTGAAGCAGCAGGAAGATAGCGTCGATTCTGATGTAGGCAGGAATCAGCCTGGAATGGTTGTCGCGGTTCATATCTGCGCCGGTGACTTTGTGAAAGTCAAAGGACAAGTGTTTGAGGTCGAGGAAACCGACTTTGACGACCACGACGTTACATTATGGTTTGTGGGTGGCAACGCATTGAAATGTGAAGCTGGTTGTCCAGTTGAGGTGGTATCTGCGCCGGTTGCCGCTGGCATCAAGGTTAAGGGGGAGTGAAATGACAAAAATACTCCGGAAGAATTATCCACGTCAAAGTCGGTTTAAAGAGGCTCTATTTTTCCTTCTCTTTCTTATTTTAATGGTTCCAATATCACCGATATTCTTCATCTGGTTAGCAGGCGTACAGGCAGAAAAAATAGCCGAGTGGTATAGCTCCATCGTATGGGGGCCATTTAACAAACTGCACAACAAATTAAATCCGTACAGGGAGGACTAACCCATGACCACTATTACCAAAGAACAGGCACAAGAAATAATTGATGCTGCCGACGAGGTCATCACTGCACTTGCTGGTACTAACGAGGATGTACACCCGGACAACAGCCAAGAGATGATCCGGTTGTACGATGACCTAAATGACCACTACGCCCCGCCAGAAGTTGTGCGCGAGCTGGCGCGTATCGCGTTGGTATCGCTTACCGCTGAACCTGTGGCGTACAACCAAGTGCAGCGTTACATGATGAAGGACATTATCGTCAGGAAGATGGGAGGGAATCTGGCAGGAGAAAAATTGGTTATGGATGACATACATGCCGTAACGATGGCGCTGATTGATGCTGGATTCAAAGCCTTCCCGCCAGCGCCGGTAGTGCCGGATGACTGGGTAATGGTGCCAAAAGAGCCAACTCAGGCCATGATTAACGCGTGGCTATCAGAGGTTGCTGACTGGCGCGGTCATGTGGCCGGTTACAAGGCTGCGCTGGCAGCAGCACCAAAACCACAAAATGTACCACAAAATATTCCGGAAAATATTCCTTCTGGAAAATCAACGTTAACTCCGGATGGCTGGATAAGCTGTAGCGAACGGATGCCCGCTCAAGATGATTGGGTTTTAATTTATTCAAAGCACGGCGAGTATTTGGCAGGTCAGGTGCAAGGGGAATACGTGGAGTTGAACGACGGCACGCTATCGTGGCTAGGAAGTGCCTTGCATTGGATGCTGCTACCAGAACCGCCGCAGCAGGAGGTGAAGTAGTGAATACCTCAGTAATTCGAACATACACAGAGCAGCTTGAGTCCACCATCGAAAAAGGCGTTGAGTTACGAGACTCAATGCGTCAGGAGATATCCCGACTCGAACGACTTGTTAAAGCTCAGAAGTCTGAAATCACCAATGCGGTTAATGCCAAGGAGTTGTACCAGCGCAGGCTTGGTAATTACAAAAAGCGTCTGATAGTTGAGCGGGAGAAGCGGCAGAAACTTGAAGGTCAGATTATCAAGCTAAAGCGGAAGATGAGTAATGGCTAAATCCCCAGCAGAGCGCAACTAACAAACCTCGCACAGTCGAGGTTTTTTTTATCGGAGTAACTATGGAATCACACAGTCTCACACTCGATGAGGCCTGTGCATTTCTCAAGATATCCCTTCCTTCCAAGTTCGATTCCCAAACCGGAGATAAAACCTATGCGCGAATTACGCGACGACTCACTTGTTGACTTAAAGTTCATGATGGAGGATTCTGGCATGGGTAAAACGTTCATTTACTCAGAAATCAAGAAAGGTAAATTGCCTTCCCCGCACAAAATCGGCAGCGCATCCAGGTGGGTTTATGCCGACTATCAAAACTGGAAACGCAGCCACTTCTCACCCCTTCAAAATGTCTCATGAATTGCCTTTGTGGGCATAAATGCGGGCATAAAATTCTTCACTTCTGTAATTCATCATAAATCCCCTGCACTTACGACATTCATTAGGTGTCTGCAGGGGACACCATTGATACCCAGGACGTTCTCTTCTTGCTGCATAACCTTTCGAGCGGTTTCCCCTTTCATGTTGCTTTTATTGCCCCTATGCAATATCACCGGACATGCCATACGTTCAGCAAAAAGTCGTCATCGGCCGGTTATGACCGATGACATCCCGATGTGGTCTAGAAGCGGTACTGCAACCCCGCGGTAACCGTATAGTTATTATTAGCTATACCTGCGGCATCGCCACCAAAATACGCCGTATCACCGCTGGTTTTATCTATGATTTGCGTACCGCCCTTACCTTCTTCATATTTACTGTAAGCGAACTCAGCAAAGATTTTTGCATTACTGGTAATATAATATCCGGCGTCAATAGAAGCGCCATAATATCGTGAATTTTCCGTTTTTTCGCGGAAGGTAAGTTTGCGCATGTAGTGTTCGTCATTATCATGCGCATGTAGTGTTCGTCATTATCATGCGCATTTACCCAGTCGCTGTATTTAAACAGTACATTACACTCAAAGTCATTAATACGATAATCACCCGCCAGCCCGATATAGGGCATTTCGAAACGCTGGCTATAACCTATGCCGCGCACGCCATGAGGAAAGTTACCAATATACCGACCATTATCATAAATATAAGACCCGCCTCTTGCCGTCCAGCTAAAACGGGTTTCCTGATAGCCCGCTGTTACGCCCGCCTTGTAGTTATCGCCCTGCAATAACCAACCTTTCACGTTCAAATCGTATTCATTAGCATAGTTGGCGCTGGTGTCCGGATGAATTGAACGATCGGTCCAGCCAGGCTGCTCACTGCTCATCCAGTCATGGTCAACCATATGACCCGATCCCGACGCCAAAGACGTCCAGCCGCGGGCGTCCAGCGTCATGAACGAATAGGGTTCCCATGATAAATCCCCCTGCAACGTGGCGACATTTTTTATTTTCCAGTCCAGTTGACTCAGCTTCCGCCCGGTGTCGGTATCATAAACCAGCTCCCTGGATTTACCATTTAACACACCCACGGAAAGGGATGTCGTGACGCTATCAGGAGAGACGTCCGGAATAAATAAGGTAGACTCCGCATAAACCGACTCAGAAAATACGGCGATCATCATTACTGCAATAGCATGTTTTTTCAT